ATACTATACAGTAAATATATAAAATAATATACATAATATATACTGCTACTGTCGAGCATTTTCATAAGTTCAATATTAATAGGGCTCCCTGTGTAATTTGTGTAATTTGTGTAACTCAAGATGCAACAGCGATGCTCAACGATATTGATACTTGAAATGCTGTAATTGGATTTGTGGGTTCATATGTTCAATAATTGAACTTATGCACTCGGTGGGCGTGTGCCTGATCATCGCTGGTTTCAGTATGTAGAGGATGTGAGGGCGATTCAACAAAAAACCCCCAAGCGTGATGCTTGAGGGTCTTTTGTATAGGCGGTATGCGGAAGGTTAGTTATAGTTGATTTTGCAACTTTGCCAAGAGGTCGGGATTGTTCTTGAGAGCATCAAGCAGTTTCTTATTGGCTTGACGTTCCGCCTTCTTCTCGGCTTTCTCTTCCTCAGTCATCGGAGCTCGGCTGGAGTGACCATTGGCAACTTTCGCCTTCTCACGAGCTGTGTTGTTTGCGTCGACTTTGACCATCCTCTGAACGAGAGCCAGAACTTTGGCTTCGCCCAACGTCTCGATGGCGTCGTCGAGGGAGTCGAATGCTTGGTATTCAAAATCATAGTCAATCGAAGCTCCCGTTTCCTTTACGGTGTATTTGCCCACAGATTCTATTGTTTTTGGCATTGGAATATCCTTCCTTGTTTGTGTCAGGTTATTCCGCACACCGCCTATGTCAATGAACTGTTCCTATCAACACAGCCATTATAACATATATACAGGGCGTGTCAAGCTCTTTAACTCTATATATATCAATAGGTTACGAACTTTTTAATATATTGATTTCCACGCCTGCCGTCGCCCTGTTGGGAATATATCGAATCGCCCATATAACCTGCCCCGCCCCATCCCCCAGCCCGAATTTAATTCTTTAATAGGGGCAGCATTATCCGCCACAAAAATTTAGGGTTTTAGGCTGGATGCGTCAGCATTTGCCTAATTTTTATTCGGTTTTAATTTGTTGTAAGTTGTTGAAATATATAGAGTTATGACACTTGACACATCCGCATTCCCGTTGTATAATGGGCTTGAGGTTCGGGGTGAAAGTTGAACTCTCGGTATTTTCAAAAGTTGAACTTACGACCTGTAGCTTACCTCGTTGTGCCTGCGGATTCTAACACTCCCTCTTGAAGGGATGATTAGAAGCCGCTTTCTTTTAAGGAGATGCCAATGTCAAACCCAAAACCACAATCGATGAAAAGTCTGAAGACAATCGGGATGCAGCCAGACAAGATTACTCCCAAGATTGAAGCAATACTTTGTATGGACTTGGCAGGACGCAAAGGAAAAGAGATGGCAGAGGAACTTGGACTGGGTGAGGCAAGGATATCTGTCATTCGCAACAGCCCACTCTATATTAGTCGCCTTGCGGAGATGAGGAAGGAATTGGAATCGAGGTTTATGGAGAAGAGGTCGGATAGGCTTTCGAGTGGAGACCCAGTTGAAGAGGCACTCAAGGGTGCAGCAATTACTGCAGCAAACAAGAAAATACAACTGATGAGGGAGAGTCAAAATGAATTTGTTGCATCGGCTGCAGCTGGTGATATTCTCGATAGAGCTGGATATAGAGCTCATCAAGAGAAAACTAAAATCACAGTTGAGGTCACTGATAAAATGGCGGATAGATGGGAGAGAGCATTAAAATATGAACCTTCAGACGATGACAGAAAATCAAAGGTTAGAGTTACGCAAGAAGTGTCTTCGTAGTTTCTTTGCTTTTTGTGTAGCTGTGATGGGATATGATGACATCACTGAGGAATTGCATGGGGCATTTTGTCGATTCCTTGAGGGTCCAGAACCCAGGAAGCAATCGACTATGCCTCGTTCGTTTGTCAAGACTTGGATAGGCACAATTGCATTTTCCGTTTGGATATCCTTGCCCAGGCTGGAAGCCGACGAGTTTCCTGTGGGCATTCCCGTTGATGATAAGTTTTATAGTCTAGGTCCAAACATTCGTATTCTAATTGCATCATATGTCATATCCAACGCAGAAAAGATGATAGGCTTAATAAGGAAAACATATGAATCTAATCTCGCGATGCAGGTCTTATTTCCAGAAGTTATTCCCTACAACTTCAAAAAGGTCGTATGGAATAATCAGAGTGCGTGCATCAACCGCCCAGATAACTTTACAGAATCTACATTTGAAGCAGCTGGTATTGGTGGTTCTAGTACATCCCGCCACTATGACCTCATCATTGAAGACGACCTTATTTATGCTAACAAAGATGATTTTAGCGGAAAGGAACTCCAGCCTAATCAGGAAGATATTGACAAAGCAATTGGCTGGCACAAAATTGGTACGTCGTTACTGGTACCAGGAAAGCATACGAGAATACATAATCAGGGTACAAGATGGGCAAAGCACGACTTGGTAGATTACATATGGACTAATGAACCATCGTATGTGATTTTCAGAAAGGCGGCAGTACAGATTCCTGATGAAGTCCTTGGAGGCAAGATGCCCGATGCCGACCTTGACTGGAGGGATTTCGAACCTACGTGGGCTGAGGCTTATGACCATGAGCAATTAGAGATTATCGCTGCGGGGCAGGGTCCTTACATGTTTGCAACACAGTATCTCCTCCTACCTGCCTCGCCAGAGGAACTTCTATTCAAACCCACGTGGTTGGAGTACTACAAGTATGACTCGGAGTTGCCTAAGACCATGAGGATATTCACAACCATTGACGTGGCGGAATGGGAAGTGGATAGTCCAAGGAAGAAGGGTGGATGCAATAGTGCAGTCCTTACCTGTGGTTGGTGTGATAGGCACCATATGTGGATTCTAGGCTATGACTATGGCAGGTTCGACCCTTCGGAGATTATTATGCTTATGGCAAAACACTGGAAGTTCTACAAACCAGAACGCATTGGCGTGGAGAGTGTGTATTATCAGAAGTCCCTTGCACACTTTGCTCGGGAGTATATGAATGAAAACAAGGTTCCTTATATGACCATTTCACAACTCACACCTGAGGGAAATAAAGGTAAGGACTTAAGGATTAGAGGACTCGAGCCTTTGGCATCTAATCATGCAATCCACTGCAAGGCAGAGCATAGAGATTTCATATCTGAATTTTCTGAATACATTCCCACAAATAAACTGTGTAAGAAAGACCTTTTGGACTGTTGTGCATATCAAATTCAAATTGCACGACCTGGGGAGCCTCTGCCTTTGGACAGGTTCAAACGCCAACCTATCGATGGTATGGTCGTAGGCACGGCGGACGACCTGCTCAGGCACTTATGGGATAAGGAGAAGTCTAGAGACCTCTTTGGCAATCCCTCAGTCCAGTTAAATCCTTTTGCTGAGAACGACAACACCCTGCCAGAACTTGAGCACATGCACGGCGTAGCTACTTCGCCCTTCGAAAGTGGACAGAACGATTATTGGAGATGGACAGAATGAACGTAACTTCAAGATTTGAACTTATGGGCGAGAAGTCGAACCGCCTTGTTTTCACTCTAAACAACCAGACCTGGTAAGAAACCTGGTGGGAACCATACCACCTGGTAAAGGAGACACACGAATGCCATTAACCGAATCTGGATTAAAAGTACTCGACGCAATGACGAAGAAGTATGGAGCAAGGAAAGGCAAGGAAGTTTTCTACGCATCTATTAATAAGAAAGCCCCAGGTTCTAGCAAATGGCATGGTAAGTCCGAGAAGAAGCACAACAAATATACTGGAGCTTTAAAGGGATGAAAGAATCTACGAAGAAGCGGATAATGGATAAAAAGTGGGCGAGACTTGAACGGGAAGGAATTAAACGTCCTAAAACCCCAGAGGAAAATCGAAAGAGGATAAGGGAGGCTCATAGTGGCATTGACCCAAGACCAGAACACGACCAACCCGCCTAAGGATAAGAAGGGTTTACTCCAATGGTGGAAAGACGAGATTAAAGCGGGAGTACGCTATCGTACTATATATGGGAAAGCTAAATCTTGGACAGGTTACAAGAACATGTACCGAGGTTTCTGGCAAGAAGGTATCGTTCCTGTAAATATGATTTATGCTATTGGTAGAAGCGTTATTCCCCAAGTATATTTCCGTAATCCTAAAGTAAGTGTTGTCGCAAAGCGACCAGGATTTACTGCTCATGCAACAGTGCTCGAACGGATAGATGAGTATATCATTAAGGAAATGGGCATCAAAGGACAGTTGAAATCAAATGCTCTCGACTCCTACCTTATGGGTAGAGGTCCTGGTATCATAGGATATGATAGCGAGTACGGTTTCAATCCCAAGTTCAGCGTGGATGGTGAATATCAGGATAGTGGACTTACCAACTTTGGTAAAAAGGGTGAGATGATAGAATACGTTGATGAAGTCAAACCTGGGATGCCTTGGTACTTACGCTGTAGTCCTGAAGACTTTATTGTCCCATGGGGTACACGTCGTTTCGAAGAAGCTCGTTGGTTTGCAATCCGTAAGATGCGTCCTCTTCGAGACATTAAGGAAGACCCCAAGTACACAAACAAAGCAGACCTCGCAGGTGCTTTTCATACCAAGTTGGATGGCAGCCTCGATGGAACATCTACTTCCAAGACTCAGCACTCGGAGAAAGATGGAGAGAACAACTGGGTAGAATTGTGGGAAGTTCACGACAAGCGTACAGGCAAGGTTCTTGCTTTAAGCTTAGACCATGACCAATTCCTGCGATTTGAATTTGATGAACTGCAACTAGAAGGATTACCTGCAAGAGTCTTGGGCTTCAACGAAGACCCTGATTACTTCTGGTGGACACCTGACGCAAGGTTGATTGAGGTACAGCAAGCAGAAATTAATGATATACGCACGATGGCTAAAAAACATCGCAGGGTTGGTATCTTGAAGATGCTCGTAGATAAAGATATGGACAAGGATGAAATTACTAAACTACTCGATGACGATGTCAAAGCTGTAGCTCGAGTAAACGTTGGTGCATCAGGCGATATCCGAAAGCAGGTGGCGTTCTTGCAATCCCATGTCCCACCCGACCTCATCTCGTACGCCCGAGAGGTACGGGAGGATGTACGCGAAATTGTCGGTTTCTCGAGAAACCAAATGGGCAGTTTCGAGGAGTCTAGTGGGCGGCGTACTGCTCACGAGGCGGAGATTGTGAGAGCTGCCTCTGCTATTCGGATTGACGAACGTCGGGATATAATGGCAGACCATTTGGAAAGTGTCATGCGAGCAGTCAACCAAGTTATATTCAAGAACTGGAGTGCTGAACGCATCATTGATATTATTGGTCAGGATGGAGCACGTTACTGGGTAAGGTTTACTGGAGAAGAGATTAAAGGAGAATTCCACTATTCCATTAACCCTGAGGAATCTCTTCCTCAAGACCAACGTACTCGTAGAGACGATGCCGAGAAGTTTATGGAAGTTGCTATGAAGGTTCCTGGAATTGATATGAAGTATGTCATTCAACAATGGAGCAGACAATTCAACTGGATTGACCCAAAGTTATTACTTCCTCAGAACGAAGGTGCTGGTCGTAGTCCAGAGAAGGCTCTAATGTTCTCCGACCTAATTGGCAGAGTAGGTCAAGGACAAAGTGCATTTGGAGGTTTAGGTGGCTAGAAAAGACCTTACAGATAATGAATACGATAAGTTCTTAGTTGACAAGTCCAAGAACAGTCGTAGTGCTCGGCAGGAGTTAGAACAGCGTCATGCCGAAAGGAGAAACGCTCACGATAGTGAAGGAGTAGGTTATCACTTCGGTTTGGGCGATGAGGTGGTTAAAGTAGAGAGTAGAGAACACCTCAGACATGAACTCAACAAACGAGGGTTGATGTTAGCATCAGATGTAAAAAACAACCTTCGAGGACCAAGTCCACATGAGAGGAGAAGGTAAATGTACATGACAGCGAAGATGAAAGCACAAGAGGAACAGCGTGAAAAAGAGCTGATGGATAGGAGAGATGAGACTCCCGAGCTAACTGCCAAAGATTTATCACAGGGGTTGAGTGGTACTATCAACCAGAGAATCGAAGAGGACAGGTCAATAGTTCTAACAATGCGTCATGGTGAAAGACCAGATGTAATCTTCACGGGATTCTGGAACGGAAGATTAGTAAAGAATGCCATGAACGCAATTTCTAGGAGCTATAGACTACGGCGACATAAAGAAATACGAGCACATGCAGATGTGCCAAACCAAGGAGAAGGCGATGGCAGATGACCAAAACAAATCACCCGAAGGCGATAATAAAGACATGGTGTCTAAAGCAGACCTTGATGCTGCTATAGCCCGCAACGAAAAGCTTGAAAAGGATTTAGAGGACGTTCGTATGGAGGTATTAACTCCTGAGTATCAGAAGTTTCTAGATGCTTTAGAAAAGTCTGGAGACGATGATACTAAGCCGAAAGATGAAAAGAAACAAACTCCCGAAGGTGATGATGCCTTTGAGAAGATGACGAAGAAGCAACTCTTCGACCTTGCAGTTAAAACTGCTAGAGATGAAATTTCTGGAAGCTTAACTAAAAAGGAGCAAGATACTAAAGCTGCAGAAGCTGCTCGTACAAAACGAGAGATTGCATCTTTTGCGAAAGAGCACGATGATTTTGAGACCTTTCGCCCAATTATGTACGGATTAAGTCTAGACCCGAAGAACGCTGATAAGAGCTTATCGCAGTTATATGATGCTGCTAAAGCTCACGTCAAAGCTATTCATAAAGAACCTGATGAGGAAGAGAAGAGTCGTCAACGACGTTCTTCCAATGAGAAACCTGGTTCAGATAGCTCAAGCTTGGAAAAACTCTCAAAGATGTCTCGAGAGGAAATTTCCAAAGAAGCGGCTAAAGAAGTCAGAGAGAAGCTTGGACCCATTCCTATTGAATAGATAATGGAGGTTCTCAATGGCAACAACGTTGACAGAGTATCTTAATACTCTATACACGACTACCTGGGCTAAGCGTCGAGCAAAAGACGTCGACCAGATTTTCGAAGAGAACCGCCTGACTCAACTTATGAAATCCAAGGGGATGATTAAGTATGAATCAACCGATGGTCGAAGGTTTGAAATTCCTCTGCGGGTCAAGAAGACCACAACGAGCAAATTCTTCACCAAAGGTGCAACCTTTACGATTACTGATTACGACCCACTCACCGTGGCGTATGACACGTACAAGAACCTGGGCGACCAGATTGTACGATACTGGGAAGACGATAAGGTTAATGGCGGAAGTGAAACTCGGCATTTGAAGCTGATGAATGCAAAGCTCGATGGTACGAGGGACACATTGGCAGAAAAGGTAGAAGATTCATTATGGGCTGATACTGGAGGTGCTTCAGTTGATGACTATAATGGTTTACCCTACCTCATTGATAGCGACCCTACAGCGAGTGCTACGATTCATGGCATTGACCAAAGCACTGCGATTGATAGTGGTGGTGCGTACTACTGGAGAAACCAGACCAAGACGTCTGGTGGTGCATTTAGTGTTTACGGCGAATCAGACATGACTAACCTCATGAATACCTGCAACCGTTGGGGCAATGTTGACTTACTCATCAGCGACCAGACTACGCATGAATTAGGCGAAGCTGAAGCTCTTGAGAGAGTTCGTGTTGTCAATGCGGAAGCAGTGAACCTCGGGCTCGACCATATTACCTTCAAGGGAAGGATTTGGATATGGAGTCCGAAGTGTACTACTGGTTATACTTATTTCATTGACCGTCGGCATCTTGGGTTCACTATTGACCCTGCTGTGAATATGACGATGGGTCCTTGGAAGAATATTCCCAACCAGTATGAAGACGTCGTCACCCAGATTGTGCAACGTGGAAATACTTGGGTTGATAAGAGACGTTGTCATGGTGTTTTAATTGGACAAGCCGCTTAATCCTAGGACTAGAGACAACTAGTCCTTTGAGGTAGCCTAAAAACCAAAGGAGAAATTAAATGGCTGATATTACCGTAAGGAATCAAGGGCAAGTAGATGATTGCGGTAAAGTGAATTGGAGAGGTGACCAGGTTACTGTGCCTCAAGGTGGACAGTCAATCTACGACACTTCTACAGTTCAACTTACTGACCTTGGT